TCCCGTCTGCCACAGGATGGCCGCCACGGCCACGAGGGCGGCCGCTGCTGCGATGTAACCAAGTAGCACCGCCCAGTAGGGGGTTTGATCTTCCACGCCGGGTAGAGCATTGTGGATGGCTCCTGCGGCCGCTTCGATGCGCTGGGCCTCAATCACAATGGCGGCCGCATCGGCCACTACCTCGGGTTGGGTGGACACGCTTCCAATGTGGGTAGCCAGCCTAGCGATGGTTCCGGCGCGCTCCCCAGCCTCGGTAGCCGAAACTGCAATGGCCCGGCTCGGGCTGCACGCGGCGCAGGCGATCAGCAGCAGGAAGACCAAACAGCGGATCACCGGCGGCCCTCTAGCCGGTCAAGGCGCACAGCGATGCTGGTAAGGGTTTCCCCATGCTTTGAATCGTTCGCAGCGCCCAGCACTTGGGCCTTGACCAAATCACCCACGATGGCGCGCAGCTCGGTCAAGTCGCGGTCTTGGCGCTCCAAAATCGCATCCTTGCGCCCCATGGTTTGGAAGATGCCGCCCACGCCAACCACCAACACCACCAGTTGCACCACGCTGATCACCGTTCCCAGCGTGGTGGGCTGCTGGTGGCGAGGGCCGATGGATGGAACGGAGCTCACGCGCAGGCTCCAGTGACCGCGTTCGGCACGCTGAAGAAAAACAGGTTTTCGCCAGTTGCGCGCGCGGTGGCGTACATCATCACCACGGTGTTGTTGGCGATGGCCTTGAAAGTGAAACCGTTAGGGATATTCGAAGTGGTAATGCCAGGGCCAAGCGTGGTAGTAGCACCGATCATCTGCGGGCCTTCGCACCCATTGATGGCCTTCCCCTTGGTGGCGATCAGGGAAGACTTTCGGCGATAGGTATCGCTGGTGTTGTAGGTGCCCGTGGTGGACACGCTCACCTCTTCCCAATCGTATTCCCACGCAACTGGCTGCGCGGCGGTGCCGCCAATAGTCGCGGTCTTACCCGCAATGGCCGTGCTGCCCGTGATGCGTGCCATGAAGACCACCACCGGAGGCGGTGCGCTCTTCGGCCCGCGCTGCCCCTCTCCGTTGATGCGGTTGATGGTGTCCGCAATGGTGCGCACTTGGTTTGGTGACCAAGGGCCAACATTGCCGCGGGTAACGCCGTTAACGAACATCAGATGCCTTGAATGCCCATGCCGTAAAAATTGGCTGTGTCCTTAAACGGCTGCCGGAAGAACACGCATAGCGCGTTGCTCATTTCGCCATCCGGCACCGTGGTTGGCGCGCTGCCGCAGGAATCGGTTTTCTTGCCCTTGATCACCTGCCCGTCGGGGCCACGCTTCGCAATTTGCCGCAGGTGGTAGCCATTGTCATAGACGAACTGGTAGACGATTTCGTAGGTGGCCGCGCCCACTCGCGTGATGCTGCAACCCGTGAACAGCAGCGTGTCTTGCGGGAAAGTGTAAGGCCCGATGACAAATCCAGAGTTGTTGCGCTTGTTGATGAACCCCACCGGCGGACTGGGCCTGCCAGCGATCACATTCCGAACGCTCACCTTTGCAACATTGTTGAAAAAGGTGATCGGCTCGCCGCCGCTATCTACCTTGGTGCCGCCGATGTCGGTATCGGCGGGGGTGGCCTTGTTAGATGGTGCCGTTGCGCCGATTCGGTAGACATCCACACCCTCACCGGCAAGGCTGTATTCAATCGCAGTAAATCCAACCTCTCGCTCTACCTTGTAATCCGTGTTGGTGGTTCCAGCGTCACCAGTAAGCGATTCAAATGAAATGGTTGCTTGCCATGCAAAGCCTCCATCATCGATCATCGATAGGGAAAAACTGGGCTGCGTAATCATCGAAAACCAGTACGCCCCCTGATCGGTAATCGCGCCACCAGCGCCGCCGTACTCCGTGGGAAACAAAACATCGGCGATGGTGCCATCGCTCAAGATGTCGCTGGCGGTAAGCCGCTGCCCAGCTGCTTCGGTAATCACATACTGGGTTTGGCCGCTCCACTTTCCGCGGTCAAAGGTGAAGGTGGTTCCACCTGCGCGCTGGGCAATGTTTATGGCAAGTGGCATTTACACGGCTCCCGTTGCTGCTGCGAGTTTCGCCAGGTGCGTGGCGCTGGCCTGCGTGGCCTTGGCGGTGGCCTCTGCGGGCTTCGCCAGTTTATCTAGCCCGCTCGTGGTGCCAGCCATTTTCACGCTGCCCACGGCGCTTTGGATGCTTTCGATGTTGGAAACCGCGGTGGTCTTGGATGCACCGGCTTCGGCTGCCTTCAGTTTCTCATTCAGCGCGCGTGCGTTCTCTTGCTCTTGCGCGTCAAGGCCAAGACGATCCATCTTCTTTTGGAACAACTGATCCTCGGTCATCGTGCGCTCGTCTAGCGCATCCTGCAAATCATCCATGAAGTTCATCACGGATTCCTCGCGACGATCTTCAGCGGCGGCGCGCATTTCTGCGCGCTTCTCAGCATCAGCCTGGGCGCGCTCTTGCGCCTTCGCGGCCTCTTCTGCAACGCGTGCGCGTTCCTTCTCTGCCTCTGCCGCTTGATCGGCAAGCATCTTCTCTCGTTCCTGCCGCTTCATAGCCTCATCTTGCGCCGCGCTCGTGGCCTCAAATGCCGCGCGCAGCTTGTCGCGGGCTGCGACGATCTCCGGCCCCTTCGCGCCTTCCTTCGTCATCTGATCGTTCAGTTGCTTCTCAAGTTCCGCCAGGCGCTGAGCTCGCTCCACGCGGGTGCGCTGTTCGTCGCTGACCGCTTCCGCTAGTTGGCGCTGCTTCTCAAGATCATCAATCATCTTGGAACCAACAGCAAGCATCCGCTCATTTCGCGCGGCATCCTCTCGGCTTGCTTTCTGCTTTGCCTCTTGCTCTCCACTTGATCCCCCAAGAGATCGCAAAGCTCCGGACGCTTGTTCCAAGCCCCATATTCCCTTTGTTTTGTCTTGAGCCCAAGCACCAAATTCACCTACTTGATCCATCGCACTTCCGATGCCTTCCCCAATCCACTTGCCTAGGGTGCCAGCAACCGGGATGCTTTCAAGGGTCTTGGCCAATCCATCGCCGATGGCGTACGCGATGTTCGCACCGGCATTGTTGAAGATTGGGTTCTTAAGGGTTTCATCAATGGACTTTAACAGGGTGTCCGCAAGCTGGATTCCTAAAAATCCGCTGATTGCGTGTCCCATCGACTTGCTCCAAGACTTCATACCCTTAGCAATGGCCGCTTCGATACCGTGAACGCTGTTGGTGGTTGCTGCCTCCACTTTCTTCCACCCAGCCATGTACTGATCGGATTCGAGGGTGATACGGGTTTTGAACGCTGCGACATTACCCATGGCGCTTTCCTCCAAACATGGCGCGAAGCTGCTTCACCGCATCCAGCGGCGCGGCCTTGGGCTTGTCTTCGTAGGGCATGAAATCCGCCACCTTGAAAGGTGTGCCGCTGGTGCGGTGGCAGTTCGCAACGGTGCTGGCGATGATCGCGGAACGCAAATCGGCGCGCGTATCACCGAAAGGCTGGACTGCGTTGAAGGCGATCCATTCGGTTAGTTCGCGGCTCGACATGGTTTCCTCTAGTTCCGCAACTGTGCGGCCCAACGCAAGCGCCAACTGGAACATGAACCTGCGTAGCGGCCGCTCAATCAGTTTTTTTCGATTGCTTCCTTGTCCTTCGCACCCATGCCCGAAAGCCGCGTGGCGATGTCGTACAACTCATCGATGACGGACGCTGGCATGTCTCCGATGGCTTCGATGTCCGCGGCGCTGAACATCGGCGCATCACCGTCATACGCGCACATGGCCACCAGGCTGGCGCGGATGTTGGTGAGGGTCTTTCCCTTGGCGCTCCAAATGCGCTGTTCCCACTCGTCTCGCTTGCCTGCGGTGAGCCCGCGCATGGTCACAACGCCAACTCCGGGCACCGTCACTTCCTCGGTGGGAACGGTGGCCCGGAGCGCGAGAAACTTGGCTTTCAGGTCACTCACGGTTTAGTCCTGATCCGTAAAGGTGACGCTTCCGGAAATCTTGATGCTGATCGACGCGGTGACCGCCGAATCCATGGCACCCTTCACGCTGTAATCGGTGACGAATCCAATGAATGAAAAGGTGCAGCCGGGATTTGTGGCGCCACCGGATGTCAGCCCATTTCCAAAGGTAATGAGCCAAGACTTCAGCACCGGGCGAGTGGTGGCCGCGGTCACATCCAATTGCTGCACCACAACCAACTGCTGCGCGTCATCGGGGTCAAGATTCACCTCAAGCGACACGGTGCCGCTATCGATCAACCCGGCCGCGTAGGTGCGGAACTGGTTGCCAAGGGTCGAAACATCGATGGTGTTCAACTTGATTCCGTCAAGGTTTAGCGACAGGATTTCGCCAACCAATGCGCTGGGCAGGCTGTAAACCGGGGGGGTTCCGGCGAGTGGGCCAACCTTGAGCGTGGTTCCGAAACTGGTAAATGCGGCCATGTGCGTTTCCTCTCGTTAGCCCCGATCAGGGGTTGGTAATGGTGGTGGGTGAAACCGATTGCGCGCGGTAGTACGCATCGACCGAAACCACCGCGATGTGGATGCCCGTTTCCGTGCCTTCTGCGCCCACATCATAAGTTGATGTAATCCCGTTTTCACGGATTTCTTGCACCGTGGTGCTGTATGCGGAACCCTTCGCGCCGTGCATGGCAACCCGCACGGCCTCTCCCAGTTCGCGCGCGTCCTTCAGGCTTGCCGCTACGCACTCGATGTTCATCCCCATCCGGCGCAGGCAATCCGTGCGCGGCATCGACGGGCTCACGGCCTCGTCGCTCTGCACCGATAGAACGATGGCCGGAAGGGTGCCAACATCTAGCCGGTATGCCGATGTGATGCGCTCCGCAGGAACAATGGCGGTCACCCCGGCGCTCTGAACCAACGCCTGGCGAACTACCGCGATGATGGTGCTACTCATTTCACCCCATTCCGCGCCGCGGCCTTGGCCGCTAGGCGCTCAAAAACTTCCGGCAGCTTGCGGTTCAACTGGCTTTCGGCCGTGTACCGGAATCGTTTCAGGATTGAAAACGCCCCGTTGAACCCGGTGTATGGGTTAGTGGAATGGCGGCCGGATTCCATGAGGAACATGCCTGGGCCCCAAGCCTTGAGTCGCAGCAAGTAACCAAGGCCGCGCTTGAGCTTCGCCACCTTGAAGCCCCAGCCATCCTTGCCATCCCGCACCAACGCTTGAATGGCTAGGTTTCGGGTGTAGCCAACCGGCAAACCCTGTTTTCGATACTTGTTCCACCAGCGGTGTTGCAAGGCGCGTTGCAGGCTTTCGCCATCATGCTTTCCGGTGCGGGAATCGAAGTAGGAAAGCAACGCCATCTGCGTTGGCTCGCCCATCTCCTGAAACACCTTTAGAACGGTGTCATCTAGGTCGCGGCCGGTCATCGCAAGGATGGTTTTCCGGAACTCCGGCAACCCTTCCACGATCATCCTTTGGCGCGCGCTGGGCATTACTGCACGATCTCCATAGCCATGCAATCAAGGAACTCGCGCCGCTCGCGCCAATCGGTGACCGTCACGATTTCCCAAACCCGGCGCGTCATGCCGCCCGCGGTGGAAACGGTTTGCAACTGGCTGCGGTGGGTCACATCCGGATGCCACCGCATCCGTAGGCGGTGGCTTACTGCCTGATCCAACTGGCGATGGTTCATGCGCTCGCTCGGGCTTGCGTCGCTGATTTCGGCAAACAGGATGGTTCCCGTACCCGCCGCGCTCACCGTGCGGATCGGCTGCCCGTAGGTATCAAGCGCCGTGGTAGCAACCATCAACTCAAGCGCCACGCGCATGTTGCCGGGGTTCACCAGTAGCCCCCGTCCTGATACTGCACGATCAATCGGCGCACGGTCATGGGGATTTCGGCGGGCGATGAACCCATCGCCACGCTCACGCGATTGTCATACATGTGGGCGCATTGCAGCAAGCACGCGTGTACCAGGGCGCGGGGGATGTTTGCGGCCGCCGCACCATAGCCCGCCGTGAATGCCACGGACACATCAAGCGCCCCCTCACCAAGCGTGCTGGGCCACGATTGCGAACCCTTCAGGATCACGCGCCCGATGCCGTTGACGCTGAACGCGTTGTAGGCGCTCGCGGAAAGCGTTTGCGTGGCCCCGGCTCCGTCGGTGTAGGTGATGCTGGAAACCGAAATGAATGGCGAACGCGGCAACACAATTTCGCCATCGGTGGGGAACGCTTCCAGCGAATAGGTGAACGAACGCGTGATGAGCGCCCGCCGCGTTTCGTTTTCGATCACCTGCGTGGCGGCGAGAACCATATCGGCTAGTGCCGTGTCATCTTGGGTATGGAAGATGCGCCCAAAAACTTTGAAATCGGCCACGCTGATTGCGGTGGTAACTGCGCCGGTGTCGTTCAGGTTCGTTCTCACGCCCAAACCCTCATGGGGATAGATGGTGCAGGGTCAAGGATCGGAAGCTCCGCGGCTTGGGCCGCGGTCAGTTCGCCAGCCACGCGCAAGTTCGCATGAAATCGCACATCTGTTTGGGTCTGTTCGGTCGCTGGATCAGTCCATGTGACGGGGCCAATCCATCCGATGTCGATGCGCTGCCCGTCCATGCTGTGGCACTCACCATCAATGCCGGACACTTCAACGCCGATGGCTGCAAACGCTTCGACCATCTGTTCCTCGGTATTGGTGCGTAGGTAGTAGTCGCTCATGTCGTGATGATTTGAAGAGTTGCGTTTGCAAGTCTTGTTGGGAAATACTTGATCGACCTCAACGAAGTGTTGATGGCAGCGGTTCCGGCTTGGCTGTTGCCAACGGCAATCTGATTCAGCCCGGTGGGAAGTGTCACGCTTGTGTCTGTTGAAACTGCTGCACCATTGAAACACCACGCAGCATCATTGGTTGCATATGCCAATGCGACCTTTCCGCTTGCTGTTCCAGCGGTTCCAAATGATGCTTGAAATGAACCGTTATAGATTGCCGATTCAGAGTATCCAACCCAAATCTGATTGCTTGCACTGCCATCGTTGATGGTTGCATATCGACCACTCGTGGTTCCCGTTCCGCTCCATGTTGCAATTAGTGTGCCCTGCGTTGCGCTGAACCAAGAAGAGAAGTTCGTACCGCTCATCACACAACTATCCGCTGCGCGCTGCACAGTGCTGCTACTCGTCGGAATGAATGAACTTGCTGCGGTTCCTTGTTCCATTTGCGGCCCCCACCAGTCCGCGTAGTTGTTCAATTCGCCACTGATTCCAGAGCCAAGCCCACCAAAGTATCCCGTGATCGAATTGCCGGAGGTGATGCCGCTGGTGACGGTTGCGGAAATGCGATACCACCCGTTCGGATACGCAACCGCGCTTGCGCCACTGGTTGCGTATCCGGGAACATAAGTAATGGAAGTGGGGTCCGTTGCGTTGAAATAGAACCGCAGCAGAATGGTTGCCGTGGTGGCGTTTCTAACTGCGATGCTGGTCAATGCTGAATTGCTGCTTGCAGTCAAGTTGCCATTCTTGAACCAAATAGAGAAGGTGCAAGATGTAGCGTTCATTGTTACGCTCTGCTGCATTGAACACGCCGCTCCGGTATTTGAATTGACCGTAAGGCGCGTGGAAGTGTTAGTTCCATCGGGTGAAGTTGCACCAGTTCCTAGCGTGTATCCACCCAATCCCCAATAACTACCAGTAGTAGCGATTGGGTTGCTGTAGAAAAAGAGATTGGTAGCCGCACCCTCAATCAGCAGCCCGCGAGAAGTCAGCGTGGTTGGGTCATAGTTGAAGCGTGGGACATTCGTTCCAGCGGTTGCCACTAACCCGCTTGAGTTGATGTAGGTGCTTGTGGTGCTGTTGCGCGTGAAGGTGAAGCGACTATCAAGCGTGTCACCCATCGCGGTGAAATCCAGCGATAGCGTGGAGCCATCGCCGTGCCGCAGCATGAACGGAACATACGCGTTGCCCTTCATCGCTTGCCCTGGCCTTTCTGCTTTGGTGCCTCGCTAGGCGCAGCAGGAACCGCGTGTACGCGTTCCGCAATGCCTGCCACGCACCATTGCTGCGCGGTATCCGGATCGACCGTAGCCACCTCGCCCGGCCCCCAAACGCCTTTCGCGCTGGCCACGGCTTTGAGGAATTGAACTTGAACCATTGTCATGGTGAGGAAATCCGGCGAGGGCCTTTCGGCCCCCGCCGGTGGGGGTGAAGTTTCAGTATCAGGTGCTGGCGTTGAAAGCCTTGAACGCCAGCGCGGGGAGCGAGAGCTGGCAATCCATACGCATGTTTGCGATGTAGCCCGTCTCATTCGTATCCGCGTAACGCTCGCGCAGCACCTTCAGTTCATAGTTGGCCGTGGTGCCCATGTAGCAGTAGTCCCAAGCGCCGATGATGCCGATCTTGGTAGCGGTGGTTCCGCTCGTCGGAAGCGACGAAATGGCCGCGCTGGTGTACACCGGGATGCCCATGATGCGATCCGGCTCGGGGGCTGAACCGCTGCCGCCCTTAGTGTAGCCGTTCTCCCAGAAGTAGTTGGTGACGTTGGAAGTGCCACCAACGCCGCTCAGCTTGCGAAGGTAGCCCAAGGTCGAATCGTTCACGATGATTGCGCAGCTGGGGTGCTGGCGGTACTGGCGGGGCAGGCTGTAAATCCAGTCGATCACCTTTTCCGCAGTGAAATCCGTGTAAGAGCCGGTTTTGCTGCTGGTGAGGGACGAATCATTCAGCAGCGAAGCGGGAGCGCCGGAGACATTGGTAGCGGCCAGCAGCGCCGTTTCCTCGGTCTGTGCGAACACGCGCGCCATCTGCTCGGTGACGATGGAGGAAATCGACATGTTGCCGCCGCGGGCATCTGCATCGGCCACCAGTTCGTTCGACACGCGCAGAAGGGCCGAAAGCCTCTTCGGGGTGAGCGTGATCTTGGAGAAGGTTGGCGCAGCCTCGGTGGGGGCGGTGGACTCACCAACCCAGTACGCGGCACCCGTGGCGTTTTCGAAAGCGACTTCACGCGCGAACGAACCCAGCGAGAGCTTTCGCGCCAGGTTGCGAACGCTCGTCATGGTCTGAAGCTTGGCCACGAGCTGGTTGTCGAACTCGGTGGGCGGGATGACGGTGCCACCGCTGGCCTCGGTCAGCGCGCGAAGCTCCGCGGGTGCGGTGTGTTCGCCGTTGCGGAGGTAGTTGTGGAACGCGTCGCGGTACTCGTCGGTTTCGCGGCGCTCGCCAACCTTCGCGGCGCGCTCGGCGCGCTGGGCGCTGCGAACCTCGGGGGCTGCGGGGATGTCGCTGAACACGGCCTGTTGGCCGTTGTCCATCGCCATCACTTCCTCGTTGCGCTCACGCTGCTTGCGCAGGTTGGCGTACTGGGTCTTGAGGGCGGTGTACTTCGCCTCCATTTCGGGGGCCATGCCCTCGCCGTTGGCATTGGCACCATCAACCATCGACTGCATTTCCTGATAGAGAGCGCCCATCTTCTCGATGAGGGCCTTATATGAACTGGGGACTGGCATCGTTTCTTCCTTCCTAGATTCCCGCCGCGTGTCGCTCGGGCCAACGCGGCCCGCAGGGACATTCGCGGCGGTGTGCGAATGCCCAAAGATTGAAACGCGCACTAGGCGCGGTTGACATTCAGAATTGAGAACTTGTCGGTGATCGATCCATCACAACGGATCGAAGCCACGAAAATGGTTTCGTTCGTATCGGCTGCCGCTTCGCTGTACCGCGCGACGCTGAACGCTCCAAACGAATGGGCCAACAGGTACTTTGCGGGATTGAAGAAATGCACCAGCGTGTCACCGCTTGTTGCTGTGGTGCTCAAGCGGTGGTAGACGGTGGGCAGGCCCTCAACCGTGGTGCCGTTGACCATCGTTCCGCGGAAACTTGGGAACAGCACCGGGAAGAAACTCGGATCGAACGATGCCACGAGGCGGCTGTTGATCACGGCCACGCTGTTGATCCACGATTCATACGCAAGCGGGGACAGGGCGCTAGCGGTAGCACCCCACACCGCGGAAATCACATCCTTCATCGTGTTGGTGGTGGCCACGCCGGTGGATGCCGTGCGGCTGTAACCCTTGGCGCTGTTGAAGCTGCCCTGGCATTCGCTGGTGCCGTTGCCAATCAGGATTTGGCGGTTCACTTCACCAATCAGACCGGCAACAAGGACGCGGCGCAGGAACTCTTCCACATCCTGCGCGCCCTTCGAATCGTTCAGCAGTTCGTTGGATACCTTCACCCAGGCGGAAACCTTCTTCTGCGCAAAGGTGTAATAGGTGCCGCCGGTACCGCTGGTGGTGCCCTGCACAGGCTTGGCAAAGGTAGGGGAGGACTGTGTACCCAATGCGGACTCGGCCACATTCGTGTTCACCGTCGCATCCTCTGCGTAGATAGGCAGCACGAACGCATTTGGGGTTTCGATCTTCTGAACGCGCGAAAGGATCGCATCCTCGGCGATTTCCATATCGATGTAGTTCGACCAGCCGGTAGGGGCCAGCGCCGTTCCGCCGCTGCTGATCGTCAGCGCGCGCGCCTCCACATCGGTGAGCCCGCGCGCGCCGCGGCGCAGGAACGTGCGGTAGATGTCGCTGTATTGTTCGGAATCGCGCGTGATCTTGGTTTCGCCCATAGTTCAACCCTCAAAAGCGAGGGGCGCATGGCGCACAGCCTCGCGGATTCGGTGAGAAATCGCGTGGTCAGTTGCGCCACGAGGGCGGAACGGAAACCGTTACAAGGTGGAAGCGGCCACGAGGGCCATGCGTTCCGTATTCAGTTGCGCCCATTATCAGGGCGCGCAAGTGAATTGCAACCGATTACATCTCGGGTGGCAGGTAGTAACGCTTGCGCGCGGCGGGCTGCGCGTTGCGCGCCTCCACGCTGGTGGCAGGGTTCGCAGGGAATGTCACCGCGCTAATTTCCACCAAGTTCGCGTCGGTGATGACGCGCAGCGGCTTCCCATCGGGTGCCTTTTCGTATCGCTCGCCGCGCACATGGAACCCGAAGCTGCATTGGCTCACAATTCCGGAACGGATCAGGGAAACCGCATCGCGGCTCACGGCCGTGTCGGGCAGGGTGGCTTCGAAGCCAAGCCCGATTTCATCGGTGAAGATTCGCAGGTTTCCCGCGCGCACGCGCGCCATCGGCTTGCTGGTGTCATGGTTCCACAGCAGCGCCACATCCTCGGGGGACTCCAGCGCCGCATCGAATGCGGATCGGTCGATGCGCTCCCATGAATCGGGGCCCATCGTGTACGGCTCCCATGTCACCGCATAGCCACGAATCTTCAAATCTGTTGAAGGTTTGACGGTACCGCTAGCGCGTGTTTCGGTCATGGCTTTCCCTCCAGTAGTGGCGTTTGCATGATTTCATGCTCGAGCATCTCGAGCAGTTCGGTGGTGGCCACATTCGGCAGCGGCTTCCAGCCATCAACCGTGTCGGAGAGCGCCGCGATTTTCCCAACAGCGCCGCGCAAGTGGCGCGCGTGGCGCAACAGCGCCGCGTTCAGCACATCGGATGCCTTGCCCTCATTGCCCATGATGCGGCCCAGCCCGGTGATGGTGTCGCGCAGATCACCCGCGATGCAATCGATGGGCGGTGCCCACTTATCAAGCTTCGCCTGGGTGCGCGTCTTCAACAGGTACTCGGAAACCCGGTTCAGGTGGCGGCCATACGCGTTTTCGATGGCGGGGCGCACCGCGTCCACCGCGGCGCGGATGGCGATCAACTTTTTCGCATTGTCACCGCTTGCCATTTCCGCCGGATCAACATCTACGCTCGCTGGCACTTCCTCGGGCAGTAGGTCAACGCTCGCGGGCACTTCCTCGGCTGGCGCGGACACAGGCTCGGCCGGGGGCACGCCACCGGCGGCGGGCTCCGGCGCGGCCGTGTTCAGCGGCAGGCGGATGGACTCGCCGCCTGCAACCGCTGGCAAACCTTCCCGCGCGCGGCACTCGTTCGGGCTCATTAGCCCGGACATGATCGCCGTGTTGTAGGCGCTGAACCTCACCGCCATCTCTGCGCGCAGCATCGAATCAAATGAAATCCGTGTGCAGAATGGCGCACCTCGCACGATCAATTTGCGGCTTGCCTCTTGCTCAAGGCGCGTGGCCCAGCTTGAAAGGGTGTGCTTCACCAAGTGCGCATCACCGCTCTCGGCGCTTGCGTAGCTCTGCGCCTCGGTTGAGCCAATGCGCGCCGCAGGCACGCCAAACGCCGCGGCGATCTGCTGGCGGCAGAACTCGCGGATGGCTGTGAGGTCAGCATCCTTCATCGTGGATGCCATCGGTTCGTACTTCATCCCATCCTCAAGCACCGCCACGCGGCCCGCGTTGCGCGCGTTGTGGGCCTTCTGCCAAGCTTCGCGCAATCGCTGCGATGCCTCGGGGGACAGTTTGCCGGGCAGTGATAGCGTGCCAGATGGAACCGCATTGTTGGCCCAGTACTTGGTAACGAACTCCTGCACGATCAGTTCCAGCCCGATCGTTTCGCGCATCATGTGGATCGGAGCGATGCCCAGCAGCCCTTCGAACGACGCGCCGCACAGGTGAAACACATCGTAGGGGCGGAAGCGGCGTGCCTTTTTCTCGGCATCCTTCCCGGTGTAGTTGCCCGTGTAGGCCTGAATGTAGGGCTGGTTCGCACCGTCGCGCATCATCATCACCATGTCTGGGCGCAACAGTTCAAGCGAAACCGGCATACCTGATGCATCGCGCTGGATGTACGCGTAGCCGTTGCCGGTCAGCAGCGCATTGGTGAGAAGCGTTTCACGGAACACCAGCGCGCTGGTGTCCTCATTCGGCTCCACATTCAGCAGGTTCGCCAGCGGGTGGTTAGGTTCAACCACCTTGCCTTCCGGAGTCTCTCGCAGAATCTGCCACTCCAGCTTCGCAATGCTCGACGCGATCAGGCGCACGCACGCGTACACGCTCGGCGATTCCATCGCGGTGAGCGGGTTGATGTTCGACCCGGTGAACGAATAGGAAGAAACATAGGACTGCACCGCACCCGAAACAGGTTGCCCAATGGGTGTGTTGTCTTCGTACTCGCTGCGCGGCGGCTGTGGCCCCAAGTACCTGCGGAGAATGTCGATTAGAGCCATTCGATTCCCTTGGTTTCGTAAACGCTGGGCCCCATGTGTTCCTCACCCTGAAACATCCAACCCGCTAGCGCGCTGATAAGCGCCGCCACCGGATCGATCCGTTCGGTGGATGCTTCCTTGCTCGCCTTGATGTTCCCGGCTGGGTCTTGATCAATAACGGTGTTACTTACAGCCCAATTTAGCAGCGGGTTATCCGGATGGCGCAGTTTTTTGGATAGAACCAAGGCTTCCAGTTTCTTCGACGGTTCCGAAAGTGACCGGAAGCCTTGACGCACTTCAATCATCGGAACACCTTCGCGGAGCAACCCGGTTGCTAGTTGCGTTGCACCCCACGGATCGAATGCAACGCGCTTCACATCAAACCGCTTGCACAGTTGCCGGATGAACTCGGCCACATGGTCATAGTCCACCACCGCGCCTGGCGTGGGCCGCAACCACCCTTGATCGGCCCACACTTGATACGGCGCGCGATCCAACCGGCTGCGGCGCTTGATCCCTTCCTCCGGGCACCACGAATAGGACAGCACATCCATGAACCCATCGTCCGAAGGAAACACAAGCGAAAGGCTCGTAAGGTCTGTGGTGGTAGACAGGTCAAGCCCGGCCCAGCATTCGCGCCCAACTAACGCTTCCTCGGTGATTCGCTTGGCCGCGCACGCGGCCCAAGTCTCAAACCCGATCCACGCGCGCTTGCTCTCCACCCATTGGTTTAGGTACAGGGTGCGAAAGGTGTTTTGGTAGGCGGGTAGTTCCTTCGCCTTCGCGCACTCGGTCGCTAGGAACTCTTCGCTGATCGTTACGCCCAGGCTGGGGTTCGCTTGCTTCCACACCTTCGGGCTTGTCCAATCCGCGTCAACCGGCGCGCCGAACAAGACGGGCAAGAACTTGGAATCCTGAACCAACCCATCGCGCACCTTCTCCGCGTATTGGTGCAACTCAAAGCACAGGCTGTTCCGATCCGAACCCGCGGTGGTGATGGACAGGTTCAGCGGTTGGCTGCGCGCACCTTGGCCGCTCACCATCGCGTCATACAGGTCGCGCCCGTTCGCGTCGTAGGTGTGCAACTCATCGAACACGATGCAACTTGGATT